TCATAATTTAATTCATATGACTGCGCCATTTCTTGCGGTGCTGATTTTAGAGTCTTGTAGTCCTTATATTTGTTGTAAGCTTCATAACCTTTGCTAAGAAGCCCACCAAGCTTTTCGCCTGTAGCTAATGCGCTTCCAAGGCCGCCTTGTTGCTGTTGCGGCGCAGAGAACCGCGCATGTTCAAGTTGGCGACCAGCGCGCACCGTTCCAGCTGGAACATAAGTCTTTTGCGTCACATACGATTCGCCGCTTGGGCCATATTCAGAGGCCGCACCAGATAGGCCGCCCTTATGGCTGGCAAGCAAAGCCTCCATACGGCGACGATCGGAAGCGCCAGGGTCTGAAGGGTCAACATAAGAGAGATGACCGCCAATGGCATATCCGCCACGGGCATAGTCGCCTGTATCTTTTACAGCGCCGCCCATACGCGCAGCCATGTCTGTAGCGGCCGCATAGTCTACCATGCGATCGCCTGTAGGCGAATAGCCAACAGCATCTGGATGTTGCCGCTGCACTTCATCAGCCATCAGGCCAAGTTGCGCTGGGCTGCCATCCTTATAGCGATAAGCATAGATATTTTGATTATCAAAAGTCTGACCAACAACATCTGGCTGCGATCGATCTTGCGGAGCGCCGCCATCAGCATAGCCATCAACGCCCATCTTTGCGCCAGGTTCTGATAAGAACATGCCGAAAGGATTCTGAGCTTGAGATTGAAAGGTCTGTTGACCAAGAAGAGGCCCAAGACCGCCGGCGATATTAGAATAGAATTGCGCTTGCTGATAAGGATAAGCGCGACCTTGTAAGAATTGATTATAGAGAGCAGTTAACCCGGCTTGCTGCGTTTGCTGCTCCAAGGTTCCGGCTCCAAGAAGAGCCTGTGGAGCTTGTAAGGCAGCCGCCTGAGCTCCTGTGCCTAAAGCGCCTAAAGCTTGTCCAGCTTGCAACTGACGCGCAAGATCGCCTTGCGCAGCCTGTAAAGCCTGCCCATAACCTTGCTGGTAAAGAGGGCTAAGAGCTTGGCCCATTCCTAACTGCTGCTGGCCGCGCAGCGTCTGACGCTGCAATCCAGCCCGTTCACCTCCAAAAGCGCCGCCACGAATAGCTTCTGCCTGTTGCTGGGCGAGTTGCTGACCTTGCTGTTGCTGAAGAGCCTGTTGAACAGGATTCACAACTTGCTGCATGAAAGGGTTCATATACTGGCCGACAACTTGTGGCGTAGATGTGGTTCCAGCAGCCGCCGTTAAAGCACCAGCGCCCTGATAGTATGGCTGATAAGCGCCTTGGGCGCCATATAGACCGCCAATGGCTTGCTGTTGCGTTCCAGTAAGAGGAGCGACAAAAGCATTTGGATCTGTGCTGTATTGTTGGAAAGGCTGTGCGGCAGCGACATCAGCAAGACCAAGGGCCTTTGTGTAGGCTTGGATAGCCTGCGGGGAAGCCTGCGTTGTCGATTGCTGTATCGGAGCTAGGCCACCAAACCCGCCACCGCCTGAACTGCCTTTACCGCACATTCACGTTCTCCAAACTATTCGGCTGCTTGCGCCCAATCCCCAGTTTTTGCCCCATATAAGAAAAAAGCTCCAGCCGGTTCGCCAAAAACTCTTTCATACATTCTTATCTTACTACGCGTCCGATTATTGGAAAGAACGCCGATGATAAGCGGAAGATTAAGCTCATCCGAAACCTTTTTGCTAAACTCACAAAGCTTGCGAGCTCTTCCGCCAGCGGCGCCCCTCAAATCAGGACGCACAAAAACCGTCTTCTCTTCTATTATTCCCGCATCACTATACCACATGGTTCCCACGCGGAGCAAAACGAAACCCTCTAATGGCTCGCCTAGAGCGCCAATAACGCCAACAAGGCCAAAATCCTGATGTAGGGAGGGCCAAATATCGGCAAAGATCTTATCAACATTAGGCTCAAAAACACCGTTTTCGCGGCAAACCATCATCGCCAGATTCATAACGCCTTCGGCATCTTCCGGCGCTCCTACTCTGACTTTTACGTCCTCAATCTCTTTCCTTGGCATAGCGACCCCTTTAATCGCGTTTTGGGCCGGGCAGTTCTTTCAATGTTTTGATCAGTTCTGCCCGAAACTGTTTTACGAATTTATCTAATTCTACATGGCCTGCATCTATATCGCCCCCGCCAACTTCTTCGACGCTATGCGGGTCAATGACATATTCGCCGCCAGCCGCAACAATTGGGGTGGGAATTTCGTCTCCGTAAAGACGCTGTTCACCCCACATGCGATTGGCGTTTTTAAACCCATTCATCGTGTTCCCTTCACCCATACCGGAGATAATATCCGCTGGTATGACGTAAGCCCCCGAAGGAACATTAATTGGCAAATGATCAGTGCGGCCAGCGACAGTGCTATGTATAGGACCAACATGGATCTTATCCTTATCTGGGGCATCTGGAAGGTCTGATTGCATTTCTCCGCCTTCAGCGCGAGATTTGCGAGCCGTTGAAAGAGCAGCGGCAATTGATTGATCGCGTGGATGTCCGGCGCGAATCATCTCAGCGATATTTGCCGAAATCGTTTTTTGGCTTTTTCCTTTTTCAAGCGGCATGTTTCACCTTATAAATCTAGTGAATAAGTAACATTGATAGATTGCCCTGTCCCTGGCGTAACAACCAAGCCATTAGTAAATTGCAGCCCAGCAGAATAAACACCGACTTCCTGTGTGGCTGTTGTCGCAGCTAAAGCATTGGCAGCAGCAGCCGTATTGGTCGAATTAGCATTATATATAAAACCAGCGGCGCTTCCTTTTACTGTGATAGAATAATTAATTAATCTACCAGAACCAGTAACAATTAGCGTTGCTCCAGATGCCGCAGGTATGGTGGCAGATGTTACGCGACCGCCAAGATAAGCATTCGTTTGATTAAGATTATTAATCGCAACGACGCCGTTCTTTTGCGTTGTGAGGATGTCATCAAGCGTGGCCAATTAAAACTTCCCATCTTGTTCAAAGCGATAGCGCATAGCGCCTATACGCCAAAAAGATCCAATATCATTGCTTTCTATTTTGAAAGAAATTAGCCGTCCTCTAAATCGAGGCGTCAAGAAAGTCGTATCTTTAGTCATCGTATAAGGCCCAAAAACTCTTGGTGTTTGGCCGGGATAATCTGTAACATTAAATGTTAATTTAACTACCGCCGATTGCGCTTGATCATAATAGCCCCACTTCATATCAGGCCAAATTTGATCAACAAATATTTTATATTCGCCATCTGTCATGGCAAAATAACCAGTCTGGAAAGATGCATTAATTGGAGCGCCATCAGCATCAGTTGATGTTTCGTGCTGATAAATCCAATAATCTGTTGAAGCCCCTATTGGCGGCCCCAAAACAGATTCATTAATCCAAGCCGTTCTACCTAGCGTTCCAAAATCCCATTGATCAAGTAAAACATTATATTTTACATATGCGTTAATCTCGCCGCCATTGCTCAATGTCGGATAATACCAAGAGATTTCACCAAAACGCGAATTAGGCGCAATTCGGATTTTATCTAAATTATTTGTATCTAAGTCTTGAAAAATAACGTCCCATATTGGGCATTTAATAGGTTCAACGCCGCTGCCAGCCAGCCTAAAGAATTGGCTTTGTCCCATCCAATAAACAACGCCATTCATAGATCCAGCGGATTTACGCGCAATTGCGCCACAGCCTGTGCCAAGCTCGTTAAATTGATAAACATATGGTGGGCCAACATACTGCATGGCCCATACGCCTAAGTCTGTCCAAACTAATCCTTGTTGTGGCCCCTGTATGCAGCAAACTATTCTAGAGCCTTTTGGTATCCTGTAAGAACCAGCTTGGTTTGTGATTAAAGGTATCCATGAATTATAATCATTAACATCACACCAACGAATTAAAAGCTGGTCTTGAATGCCTGTAAATGTCGAACCCCATGCGATAATCTGCCGCTGTGGCATTGCGACAAAAACGCCATCATTGACTGTTGGAGCTTCAGTTATGACAGATGCATATGCAGATCCAGAAGCTGGAGACCAAGCAAAAATTTGACCGCCAGAATCATTAGAAATGTCATAAACTGGACAAGCTATAAATGTTTCACCCCAATTATCTAATGTCCAATCCATAGATGTAATTGGCGTTCCTAATACAGAAGTTGGCGCAACGCCATTTCCATACCCGCCAACACCATATCCGCCAACGCCATATCCTGTGCCACTAGGAAGAGGCAAAGCATTTCGATAATATATATATTTTGCATTTCCACCATTCATATAAGCATTTGTGGTAGAAGATGCGCTTGTAGACGTTAATATTCTAAAAGAGTTTCCGGCGCCAACAGACGGACCAGTTGATGCAAGAGTGTCGATTGCGGCAACGGTATAATTGCCATAAATAGTAATACCGCCAACTGTTGTAGATATAAGAGCCGGGAATGTGTCTCCAACAAGATAACCATGATTATATAAAACAATATCTACATATGACTGAGTTATTGTTACATAATATCTAGGGACCGCGCCCCCATTAGCAACTGTAGATGTGGCAAGAACAGGGTTGCCAAGCGCATCTCTTGCGGTAACAGCAAAAGAATTTGCGCTAACAAAATTTGCTGAATATGTGCCAAAAAGGACAACGCCACCAACTGATATCTGTGTTAATATATCAATTGTATCATAAGTATTTATATTTGATCCTGTCGCATCTATTTGCACTAAGCTTGAGCCAGTAGTGGTGTCACAAGACACAGCAACAGTTTCTGTATCTGCTCTAGGCGTTATGACAGTTTCTGTCCCACCACTTATCACAGATAAATTATCAGCTGGATAAATATAACCAGCTACAGTTTGGCTTCCAGTCGCGGAAGAAGCAAATGATACAGTATTAGCCGTTGAGGCAATTACAGTATAAACGCCATTATATGTAGTTGGAGTAACACCAGAAACAACAATAGGATCATTTGCTGAAAAATCATGAGTTCCAGAAAATGTTAATGTTGCCGTTGTCCCGTTACCGCTTGCTGCTGTTGTTGTCAGATAAACAGTTTCATTACCCAAGCCAAGGTATTGATTACCGTTTGTATCTTCCCAAGCCCATAAAGCCCTAACAGGAGAGCCAATGTTGGAATTATAAAACTTTGTCCATCCGCCTAGTTTTTGAACTAACCCAATATTTTGCTTATCAGGAACAAATCTAACAAGATTTGTAACTGAAATAGCTGACTCATTAAGAGCAAGCGTTCTATTTTGATCAACGCCTGGAATAAGTTTTAATGTAGAATGCGGCATTTATTAACCACGCGTAGGCGTTGCAGAAGTAGAAATAGATTGAGAGCTCCAAGCCGCAGCCTCGAACTTTTTGCGATTTTCCTCAGACATGGCGCCTTTTAGAAGAGCCTGATATTGCGTCTCATATGTCACAGGCATTTGCGGGTCATTGCCAATGGCGCTTGAGAAATTGCGCTGATAAGCAGAAATATAAATCATGCTCGCCATGATAAATAAGTCAGGAAGATTAAGGCTGATAAATGTTGTTGAGTTAGTAGTAGACAAGCTGGCGGGTCTATAAGTGCCAACAATTTCTACAGTATAATTTGCGTCAGGGTATGGGCCAACGAGGAAAGTATAATCATCAAAAGGAACCCAATATTTTGGCTGACCTGTGCTTTGTGAGGCACCATAAACCGCATCAAGAAACTCTTTTGTTGTCGGTAAAAGAGGCACTCTAGTTCCTGCATTAGGATTAGATGTTCCAGATGGGGTGATAAGGTTAATTTGCTCCGGCACAACCAATGTGCCATCTGGGAAAGTAGCAGCATTAACGGTAATCACTCTACTTCCTGTGGAAATAGAATAAGCCGTCGAAGAGGCAGAAGTAAAAAGAAAGTCAACATCACGATAAATGCGGTTTTCCGCATATGTGATCATTTGTGGTAAGATAGTTGTAAAAGCAGGATCATCTTCGGCAACAACGGCCATTGTCGCTATTTGTGTTTTATAGGTAGTATAAGTTAAGCCGGTTGTCATGGATTTACCCCGTAATTAGGCGCAGTTTACCATAAAAACGCGCCTAATGGCTACTTTCTACCCCAGCCGCACAATTCTTTACCAATTCGGTTATGCTCTTTGGCTTCCCAAATCGTAG